GAAAAGAGAGAGTAATAATGACTGAAAAACAAGAATTCCCATTTAATTTTAAAGGTGTTAATTATATGTTTGCAAAGGGTGGTGCACATAGTAAAGATACGCCAAGAATTGTAACACCGCCTAACAAGTACAAATATTTATCATGTGATGTAGGTTCAATGTATCCTAATGGTATACGTAAAAATAATATTTATCCAAACCATCTTGGACCTAAATGGAATGAAGTGTATGTACTAAATATTGCCAAAAGATTAGAAGCTAAAAAGCTATACAAACAAACTGGTGAAAAAAAGTATGATAACTTCCAAGAAACATATAAATTAATTCTTAATGGAAATTTCGGTTGACAAAAATATGTTAAAGTTTTTTAAAATAGGGATTATACTTTACATACAAGCCGAAGTAAAATTGGGCAAAAACGGTGAACCTTGGAATAGGAATACCGTGCTAAACTATCAAATTACGAAAGGTTGATAGTCAGTGTAACGCATAGTAGGTGAATAAATATAATCCTACCACGAGTGCCCAACAATCGAAAGATTGAAAATATATGCTGGACTTACAGGAATAATAACTGTAAGAAGTAGAGGATAAAAAGCCTTTACGATAACAAATCGAAATTAGGAGATACTTACGATTGGCAGTATGATCCGTTCTGTAGCATGTTAGTAACTATTACAGGTCAAATAGATCTGTTTATGTTAATAGAGAAATTTTACATTGCTGGTTTTAAAATTACCTCTACAAATACAGATGGCTGCGAATGTTTAGTCCCTGAAGAAAAAATGCAGCAGTATTACCAAATATGTAAAGATTGGGAAATAGAAGTAGGTAATAATGTGCTAGGAAATCTTGAGTATGTAGAATATGAAATGTTTGTTCAAACATCAGTTAATGATTACATAGCTGTAAAGAAAGCTGATTGGATGTATCAAGATGGTGAGTTTAAAGCAATTCCTATTGACAAACCTCTTGAGAAAAGAGTTAAGAAAAAAGGTGATATGCTGACTTCTTATGAACTACATAAAAATAAGTCAAAATCAGTTATTCCTATAGCTCTTGAGAAATACTTTACTCAAGGTATACCTGTAGAAGAAACAATAAAAAGTCACAAAAACATCTTTGATTTTTGTATAGCTAAAAAAGCATCTAGAGATTATTTTTATCGTCAAGTAGATAGAAGTACAGGTAAAGTAATAGACCTTAATAAAATGGTAAGGTATTACTGTTCTAAATCTATAGGTGAAAAATTATATAAAATAAAAAGCAGTAATAGTGATAAAACAGGTCCTGAACAAAGTACGTGTGAAAGCGATAGTGAAAAACAAGTCTTATTTAACAAACCTTTTACTTTACTAAATTGGGAAGATTATATGATTGATTATGACTACTATATAAGACAAACATATAAACTTATTGATAAAATACAACCTGAGTTAGTATTCTCAAGAAAAGCAAAAGAAAATGGGCAAACAAGCTTGTTTTAACCGATAACATTTTGTAAATTACATCCCCTTTTAAACTACAAAAGATGTCAGTAACACTTCCTCAGTTTAAGAATATTAAGGCTTTTCTACAAGAAAATCCAGAAGGTGGTTATGAAGAATGGGTAGAGCAATATAAATCTACAAGAAAAAGAAATAAAAAGAATACGGAATATACAGAAGGTTTTGAAAAATGGTGGTGTGCTTTTCCTGCAACTATGAATTTTCACTTCAGAGGTAGAAACTTTAAAGGTACTAGAATACTAAGAGATGATAAAAATAAAACCTTTAAGAGATACCAAGAAATATTGAAATTAGAAAATTTTACAGACGAATTAATGCTACATTGTCTTAAAGTAGAAGTAGAGGAAAGAATGCTTGCTACTTGGAACCACAAAAATCCTACATACAATGATTTTCAATTTATGAAAGCAACTATTGCATATCTAAATTCGGGAAAGTTTAGATATTATGTAAGTGAAGAATTAAAAAATCTTTCTGATCAGCCTTTTGAATCAGAATCAAATAGTGCATAATGGGATTATCAGAAGAGTTACATAGGGAAATTGAAAATGGCAGAAACGGTAAATCCGGTATTATTCCTGTACCTTATGAAAGAATAGGTTCATATATAGATATTGCTAAAAATACTACATATGTTGTTGGTGGAGAGACTGGTGCAGCGAAGTCAACTTTTGTCCAGGACATGTTTATGATTCGCCCTATTCAATGGTATCTTAAAAATAAAACTAATGATGTCAAACTTTCTGTTATCTTATTTGGTATGGAACGGAAAATGTATCAATACAGTGCCAGATGGTTATCAAGATTAATTTTTACAGAACAAGGTGTTCCTATTCCTCCAAAAAAAGTTCTTAGTAGGAAGAAGGATTTTGCAATGAGTGATAATGAATATGGTTTAGTGCAAGCTCATTATTCAATATTAGACGAATGGGAAACAGACGATTTATTAATTGCTCATGAGGGTAGTAAAAATCCATCAGGTATTAGTTTGTATCTTGAGGCATTTGCAAGGAAACATGGTACAGTAGTAGACAAGGATAAAACAGATAAAAGCATGGAAAATATCCTTGCTAGTAGAAAGTATATACCTAATCATCCTAACCATATTGTACTGGTAATAGTGGATCATATAGGCATTTTAGCACCTGAAAAGGATCTTGAGAAATCAAAAAGTCAAATAGATAAATTTAGTAGTGTTATGAGACAGGCAAGAGATATTTATGGTTTCTCACCTGTAATTGTACAGCAATTAAATAGAAGCATGTCAGATGTTGGAAGACAAAAATTAGGTGATCTTGCTCCCAAGTTAAGTGACTTTGCTGATAGTTCTCAAACACAACACGATGCTGATGTAGTAATGGCATTATTTGAACCATATAGACATATAGGAGGAGATCTTGATGGGCATACAGAGAATGGTTATAAATTAAAAGGTTTTAAAGACGATTACTTTAGAACATACTATAGATCCCTACACATATTGAAAAATTCATTTGATGCAAGTGGTATGCAATTTCCTATGGCTTTACATCCAGAATACGGAATTTTAAAAACATTACCTCGCAAGAATGATATAACTGAAGATATATATCAGAAAGTAACTTCTGGTATGTATTTTCTTGATTAATTAACTAAATACCAATTATATGAGTACACAACAAGGTGGAGAGCCAAAAACAGAGTCATCTCCATTAACAGAAAGATCTTTTTACGGTAAGGTTGCTATTGTTGGCCCAACAGGTGCAGGTAAATCATATTTGTCAAAAACGACAGATCGTGAAACTACTGGCTACATTAACATGGAAAGAAAACCATTACCGTTTAAAGAAGGGGGAGCTTTTAAGCATATGGGACAGCCTAAAAACTGGGCATCCTTTAAAGCAAATCTTGAGTTGTATGGAAACAATCCTCAAATCAAGAGGATTATTGTAGATAGTCAAACTATGGCTTTTAATACTCTTAACAAAGAAATGAGTATGAATTTTAATGGTTATGATGTATACAAAAATTACAATCGTCAAGTATATGAGTATCTTGAGTTGTTAAAGAATATTGAAAAGGACATTATTGTATTTTCTCATGATGAGTGGCTAAAGCTAGAAGGTGAAGGTAAAAAAAGAATGATGTCAGTACATGGTAAAGAATTTGAAGGAAAAATTGAGCAACACTTTACAATTGTAATGTATACAGGTTCAAGACTAACAAATGGGAAACCTCAGTACTTTCTTAAAACATTTGAAGTAGATACATCAACCAAAGTTCCTGAAGGAATGTTTCCGGATAAAAACGGTGCAAATCTTTTAGAAATACCAAATGATGGAAAGTACATATTTGATGCAATAGAATCTTATTATACTGCCCCTATAACAAACTAGTATTCACAATTTATAAATTAAAAATTAAATAATATGAGTTATTCATTTAGTAAAAGAGAACCAGTATCAAGTAAAAAATTATGGACAGGTTTATTTATAGGTAAAGTAGTGGCAATTAATCCTACAAAGGAAGAGTTGGCTGAACTTTTAGGATATGAAGTAACTTCTGAAACCAAAGACATGGTGTATGAAGGTAAGACAGAAAAAGGTGATGAATTTGTTACTTTGAGTTTTTGGTTAGAAGCAGATACTCCGGATAAACAAAAATTCAATACAAGATTTCGTATTGTAGATAAGCCATTAGTATCTGAAAAATCAGGTAAATCACAGTATGTAAATCAAACAGGTGGTTCTACATGGGTATCTGATGAGAGTGCTTTACCTGCATGGTTTACTAATTTTCAAGATAAAGATAAGAATAATCTTGGTACTAAAGAAGTAAGACCTGCAATGCAAGGTGAAGCAAATTTTTATACTTTTATGAGAGCATGGTTAGGTAACGTAGAGTTCTTTGATTATAAAAAGATGACTGCAAATGAAGGTAAACCTGCCAATATCTTTGTAAATAAAGATAAGCTGTTTCGTAGTGTAGATAATTTTGTAAGTAATGAATTAATACCTCTTCTTAA